ACCAATCGTTGGAGCGTTTGTTCAAGAACCAAAACCTGGACAATATGATTGGGTTGTATCATTTGATGCTACAAGTCTGTATCCAAGTATTATTATGCAGTATAATTTATCTCCAGAAACACAAGTCAGAAAAGAAACAAAGAGTACTACAGTTGAACAATTATTGAATCGCAAATCTAATTTAGACGATCTAAAAGAAAAGAACTTGTGTATGTCGGCAAATGGCTTCTGCTACACAAGAGAAAAGCAAGGGTTGTTTCCTGAGATTGTTCAAAAGTTATTTGACGATCGACAAAAATATAAGAAGTTGATGTTGACCGCTCAATCTAAATATGAAGAAACAAAGGATAAGAAGTGGCAAAAAGAAATAGCAAAGTATAATAACTTTCAGATGGCTCGTAAGATTCAATTGAATTCATTGTTTGGTGCATGGGGTAATGAATTTTTCCGATTCTATGATTCTAATATTGCTGAAGGTATTACAATGACCGGTCAGTATATTATTCAGACAGTTGGCGCAGCATTGGATGAATACTTAAATAAAGTATGCGGAACAACAGATCAGATCTACTCATTCTATTCAGATACAGATGCTTGTTATATTACACTTGATCCATTGGTTCAAAAGTTCTATAAAGACCAACCAAAAGAAAAGATCGTAGAGATTCTAGATAAGATTTGTAATGATAAAATTGAAAAGGCAATTAACAAAGCGTGTGATGGTCTTGCAGATTATACTAATGCGTTTGAAACAAAGATTTATTTCAAGCGTGAGGTTATTGCAGACCGAGGCATTTGGGTTGCTAAGAAAAGATATGCTTTGAATGTATATAATAACGAGGGTGTTCAATATAAAGAACCGAAGTTGAAGGTAATGGGATTAGAGATTGTTAGATCTTCTACACCGGAACCTGTTCGTGATGCTTTGAAGGCCGCAGTTAAATTAGCATTGATTGGAACAGAATCACAACTACAAGATTATATTAGAGAGTTTGAATCCAAGTATCGTAAAATGACTCCAGAATTAATTGCCTTTCCTAGAGGCGTAAATGGAGTTAATAAATATACAGACAAAGGTAGCATTTATAAACAAGGCACACCAATGCACGTCAGAGGTGCGCTATTGTATAACTTCTATCTAAAAGAAAAACAAATCGATAAAAAGTATGAACTTATAAATGAAGGCGATAAGATCAAATTCATTTACTTAAAAGAACCAAACTTAATTAAGGAAAATTGTATTGCCTTTATTAATGTTATTCCTGAAGAGTTCAATTTGAAGCAGTACGTAGATTATGACATAATGTTTGAGAAGTCATTTCTTGAACCACTAACAACAATTTTAAATGGTGTCGGTTGGTCTGCAAAACCACAAGCAACACTGGAAGGATTATTCGCATGAAAAAAATATTATTAACATTCGCACTTCTATTTTGTGCATCTTTAACTTATGCACAAAAAACTCCTCAGGGCGTATTATATGATGCTAAAATTATAAGAGTGACTGACGGAGATACTGTAGTTATTGCCGCCCCTTATTTGCCACCACCGTTAAAACCTGAAATTGCTGTTCGAGTATTTGGCGTGGATACACCTGAAAAGAGTTTTAGAGCACAATGTGAGTCGGAAAAACAACGCGGAGAAGCTGCTAGTGTTTTTACTAAAAATGCTATAAATTCTACTCAAAAACATCAAGTGATGTTGTATGGTTGGGATAAGTTTGGTGGTCGTGTTTTGGGCGACATGATTTTAAATGGGGTAAGTCTAAGAGCAGAATTAATTAAGAATGGATTTGCTCGAGAGTATTTCGGAGATGCAAAACAAAGTTGGTGTAATTAACTATTGACTTTTTGCCAGAATTATATTATAATATTGATATTACTTAAGGAGTTATTATGTCGTTACTTGAAAAATTAAAAAAGAATTCAACAATTAAAGAATCCGAAATTTTAAATAAGTCTAAGTTCTTCGCAAAGAAGGATATGATTCAGACTTCGGTTCCTATGATGAATGTTGCGCTATCAGGAAGTCTTGAAGGTGGATTTACTCCGGGACTTACAGTATTTGCAGGTCCATCTAAACATTTTAAAACAGCATTCTCCTTGTTGCTTGCTAAAGCTTATACTGATAAGTATGAGGATGCTGTTATTTTATTCTATGATTCAGAGTTCGGTTCACCGCAAGCATACTTTGATAATTTTGGAATTGATACTGGGCGCATTCTGCATACTCCTATTACAGACATTGAACAATTAAAATTTGATATAATGTCACAAGTTAATAGTGTAGAACGAGGCGATCATATTATTATCATTATTGACTCTGTAGGTAATCTTGCTTCTAAGAAAGAAGTTGATGACGCACTTGAAGGCAAGTCTGTTGCAGATATGACTCGTGCTAAACAGATGAAGTCATTGTTTAGAATGGTAACACCTCACTTAACAATTAAAGATATTCCAATGGTTGTTGTTAACCATACTTATTCTGAAATTGGTTTGTTCCCTAAACAAATTGTTTCCGGTGGTACTGGATTATATTATTCTGCAGATAACATCTTTATTATTGGTCGCCAACAAGAAAAAGAAGGAACTGAAGTTGTTGGATATAACTTTATTGTTAATGTTGAGAAGTCTAGATTCGTTCGCGAAAAATCTAAGATTCCGGTTGAAGTTACATTTGAAGGCGGTATTAGCAAATGGTCTGGTCTATTAGATGTAGCACTTGCAGGCGGGTTTGTTATTAAACCATCTAATGGTTGGTATTCAACAGTAAATAAAGATACAGGAGAAGTATCGGATAAAAAGTTTAGACTTAAAGATACCTATACTAAAGAGTTTTGGATTCCAATAATTTCATCTGAATCATTTAGAAAATATATTGAGGACAGCTATCGTATTGCAGGATCCAATATGTTAGGTACTAGTTTTAACGACGTAGATATAGATGAGGAATTTGATAATGCCAGTCAAGTATAAACCATGGTCTATTGAAAATGAAAAAACTGATTTATGGGGCTTCGAACTTTTGGAAGGTGAGTTTGCCGGAACAACCATTGCAATTACTTCCCTCTCGATGGAAGATAGTAATGACGGATCAATCGCGCTTGACTTCACCGTTTTTAAACAGCCCGAAGGACAAGAAATAGATACGCAATCTGATAATTTTAATGAAGCCCTTTCGGGGGTTGTGAATGATATTTTGACAAAGGCAGTTAATGAATTTAAAGATCGAGACAGTAATTCTACAAAATCTGGTAAACGATGATGAGTATATGAGAAAAGTAATCCCGTTCTTAAAGCGGGATTATTTTATTGATAATAATGAAAAAATAATTTACGATCAGATAAAGAATTTTATTGACCAGTATAATGCAGTACCGAACAAAGATGCTTTGGTTATTGCTGTTCAAAATGATAAGTCTTTAACAGAAGATCAATATAAAGAGATCGTAGACATAGTAAACTTACTTGACCCTACAGAACATAATAGGGATTGGTTATATAAAGAAACTGAAAAGTTCTGTAAAGACAAAGCAATTTATAATGCGATACTCTCATCCATTGCTATCATTGATGGTAGAGACAAAGCAAAGTCCGAAGATGGTATTCCTGCATTATTACAAGACGCGCTAGGAGTGTGCTTCGACAACAATGTTGGGCATGATTATCTTCAAAGCGCAGAATCTAGATATGAATTTTATCATCGTGTAGAATCTCGCACACCGTTTGATCTTGAGTATTTTAATAAAATTACAAATGGCGGATTGCCTAATAAGACATTGAATGTTGTTCTTGCAGGTACTGGTGTTGGTAAGTCTTTGTTTATGTGTCACGTGGCAGCATCGACTTTGGCACAAGGCAAGAATGTTTTGTATATTACGCTTGAGATGGCTGAAGAAAGAATTGCAGAGCGTATTGATGCAAACTTAATGAACATTACAATGGATCAGTTGAAAGACTTACCTAAGGCAACGTTTGAATCTCGTATTGAAAAGATTCGTAACAAGACTGAAGGCAATCTAATCATTAAAGAATATCCTACCGCAGGCGCACATGTCGGTCACTTTAAAGCATTGTT